TCTGGTAAAGCTACTCATATCACTGGAGAAACCTTGATTGATAATGCAGTCATTAAATCTGCTATGATAGACAAGCTTAAAACCGCTAATTTTGAAGCAGGATCAGTCACGACTACGATTTTAGATGCTGAAGCAGTAACCGCTGACAAGTTGAGAGTTGACCAGGCTTTCTTTAACAAACTGGTGGCAAATGAAGCCTACTTAAGTCAGCTATTTGCCAAGCAAGCCTTCATTAACAGAGTTAAAAGTATCACGATAGATGCAAGTCAGGTTCAGTCAGGTGTTTTGAGTGGTGATAGGATTTACGGTGGGACCATTACAGGTTCAAACATCTATGGTGGAACCTTAACAGGACACACTAAAATCCAACTAGGTTCTTATGGCTCATTCGATACTACAAATGGCGGTTTACAGATTAATGTACCACGAAGCCATAATACTAAAGATGGGTTAGGAGTGCAGTTCATTGGTTCTTATGGTCGTGGCGAAGATGTTCCTTATGGCCTTTTCATTTACAAGGACTCCGATTTTACTACTGGCGGTTACGCAAGTGATAGTGATGAATTCCTACTGACAGTGAGGGGATACATTAAAGCAAAAGGAATCGGCTGGCTCAAGACAGGGAATGGAAGGATTGACGGTGGAACAACCGGTACTATTGGGTTATGGAACTCCGACAATGTATATTTGAGTTTTGGTGGTTCAAGTAATGACATTTATTATAGTTATAACAGCACAGCATATAGCCTGTGGTCAGTTATTAATAAGCATTTCTCAGATAGACGTCTGAAAGACAATATCGTTGATTGCAAGCATAAGGCTCTTGATTATATCCATCAATTCCAGTTCAAGGAATACGACTGGAAGAAGCAAGAGGATAGACCACAACAAGCACACACGAAGATTGGATTAATCGCTCAGGAGGTCCAAGCAGTGGATCCTACACTTGTTTACGAAAACGGAGATACGTTGAATCTGGACAATCTCAGATTAACCAATATCGCACTCAAAGCAATTCAGGAACTTGCTCTTGAAAATAAAAAACTTACACAAAGATTGGAGAACTTAGAAAATGAACGAAGAACAACTTAACAAAGTCCTAAGCATGACACTTGATGACATGTTAGTTGATTCAAAGGCATCAATGCTTAGAAATAATCTGTTGAAGATTCAACTGGTAGAAAAAGAAGCAGAAAATCAAAAACTTCAAGCACGAGTGGACGAGCTGGAAGCTCTGCTTAATGAACAAACTAAACCAGCAGAAGGAGCATAAACATGGCAATCAATGGGTATAATCTATCAACAAAACCGTACTTAAGGATTTCTGGTTCTAATGTTGAAACCGTGGTAGAAATTCAATTATCAGAAGGAAATCGCTACAGCACTAACTCACGATCATTCACTGGAGATCGTACAAACGAACCAGAAGACGTCTTGATTCAAGCTGTGCTGGATATCTTAAAAGCTGAGCTAGATCCAGGAAGCGCCATTGTCAAAACACAGGCGCAACTTGAACAAGCTGAACAGCAGATTGCGCACAACAAGAGCGAACAGGACAGACTTGCTCAAGTCATCAAGCAAACTGAAGAGAATGCAAAGGTGAACCAGAAGGTCATTCATGTTCTTGTTTTGAACTCTGTCATGAGCAAGAATATCGAGTACGGCACGACTTATAAAGAATTGGTTGAGTTGATTCCACTCGCTGAAGTCGGGAAGACCTACTTACCACATGACTTGATTACCATTGAAGACCCTGAGCACGTAGAGGTCAATGGCGAAGGAAAACGCATCTTGGTCCAGCTTAACAAGGAATTTACTTACAACGGTGAACCTGTCAGCGCATTTGTGACAAATGGCTCCCTGGAGCAAAACGGAACGGGTGTCGCTTGGAAATTTGAAGGGAAAGAATAGGAGAAATATATGAAAATCGAATTGTTTAACTTTTTTAGAAACTTGATTCAAACAGAAGATGGCTTGGTATTGTATGCTCTAGGCTTAATTGTGATTCTAGAGATCGTAGATTTTGCATCAGGGACGTTCGCAGCGATTGCAAATCCAGAAATTGAATACAAGAGCAAGATTGGCATTAACGGTCTGATTCGAAAGATTCTTGGTGTTCTCCTGTTGATGGTATTGATTCCGATGTCTGTATTGCTACCTGAGAAGACAGGCTTTGCTTTCCTATACTCAATTTACCTCGGATATTTGCTTTTTACATTCCAGTCACTCATCGAAAATTACCGTAAGTTAAAAGGCAATGTGACTATCTTCCAGCCTATCATTAAGGCATTTGAGCGTTTATCTGGCGATAAAAACGATAAAAACGAAGGAGAACAATAATGGATATTGACACAAGCAGACTACGAACTGACTTACCACAAATTGGCGAACAACCGTACCGACAAATTCATGCACATTCAACGGGCAATCCAAACTCGACTGCCCAAAATGAAGCAGACTACCACATGCGTCGTCCCGTTGATTCAGGCTTTTTCTCGCACGTTGTCGGCAACGGCCGTGTGATGCAGACCTGGTACACAGATATGGGAGCATATGATGTAGGAGGTGGCTGGAACGTTGAAGGCTACGGACAAGTAGAACTGATTGAGAGCCATAGCACAAAAGAAGAATTCATGCGTGATTACAAACTATACGTCGAACTGCTGCGTAATCTTGCTGATGAAGCTGGCATTCCTAAGACGCTGGATTCTGACAGCTTGGCTGGAATTAAGACGCACCAATACTGTACGTATAACCAGCCACGAAATGCAAGCGACCATGTGGATCCATATCCTTATCTTGCAAAATGGGGCATTAGCCGTGAGCAATTCAAGAAAGATATTGAAGGCGGTCTGTCTGAAGCTGGCTGGCGCCAAAATGCTTCTGGCTGGTGGTGGGAGGAGTCAGACGGCTCTTATCCCACAAAAACATGGAAGCAAATCAAGGGAGAGTGGTTCTACTTCAATGAACGTGGATATTGTCTAATCAATCGTTGGTTCAATGATGGTAAAGACTGGTTTTATCTTGATAAGCGTGGGGCAATGGTCACAGGATGGATGTTCCTAAACCATCGATGGTATTTCTTCAAATCAGATGGCCGCATGGCCACTGGATGGGTAAAATACCGAGAAACTTGGTATTTTATGGAAGAAAAAGATGGTTATATGCTATCTAAACAATTCGTCAAGTCTGGCGATGGCTGGTACTACTTGAAGGCAAACGGTGAATTACACACTGATCCAGCCTTCAAAACCGAACCAGATGGTCTTATCACCGTCGTCGATAAAGAAAAAGAAGAAAAATAAAAACAGAAAGGACTTTCAAATTAGATTACACTAACCGCAGACTCAGGCTTGCGGTTTTTTTGCTTGCTCAAAATAGAAAAAACAGTGATGGTACTCACTGTTTTTCTTGTAGTATATGGGCGTAAGAAGTCATGCTGATAGCGTGTTTTAAACGCATGTTCATGATATCTGATACACCGTTTTTATACTTATCTACTGCCTGAATAGATACGCCACAGTTTTTGCTGATAGCATAGGCTGTGGCGTTGTCTAAAAGCCAGCGGATAGCTTTAATATCTACTGACATATATTACCTCATAAAATACCAAACTGCAAATAGGAGTAGAAGAAGTCCAATAATAAATTCAACTTTTTCACGCTTGGTGGTTTTTCTAATTTTTAGATTTACTTTCATTGTTTTTCCTGTTATAATTTAAGTACACCCCCGAAGGGGTGGATAGTGATTTCTCACTATCCAAATTCGATGTGCCATTCAAAGCTGATTATAAATAAGTTTATTTTGACTACTAGCTTATTTGTTTTTACTTTGAGTGGCTTCTTTTTGAACTTAAACATTTTGTTTTCCTTTCTACTAGTTTCCTTGTCTAAGGTTTCCTCCTTAACCTTATGTATCCATTATACAACTAAAGTTGTATAATGTCAATAGTTTTGATGAAGTTTTTTAACTTTTTTTCAAAAAAATAGACCTTGTCCAGAGGTCGGGGAGTTGGAGGGGACACCCTCCAAGAGAGTTGATTTAATAAGAATTTATTTTACCTTTTTCATAATAATCTCCCT